TCTCAATGCAGCAACAATAAGCTCATGAAGAATACTTTGATAGAACTTTTTGAAATCAGTCTTTACGAACCATTTGTATTCCGGGTACCGGTGAAGAAAACGTTTCATTCTCCTTACTCCAAAATGTAATCCCTTTCCCTTGATACACGCACTTGTATCATAAATCAAATTTCTATAAACATCTTCTTCAATCACCCTCATAATTGCATGGTGCAATATACGCCACGGGAAATATTTCTGTTTGACAATATCTCGAACCTTTCCTGCATCACTTTTTACTCTCATTACGCTATAATCCGGTGCCGGAAAATCCAATGTCAGGATCATCAACTGCAAAGCTCGGAGGTCTTCTTCCGGGTGTAGATTATGCCGCCTGATAAAGCGGTTTTTCTTAACCTTCCCATCTTGTGCTTCTTTGTCCGCTTCACGTAAATTATTTATCTCTGCTATACGTTCAAGAATATACCCGGCTCTTTTAGATTTCTTTCCACCGTTTGCTTCTATCCGTTTATTGTCAGCCTCTATCCTTTCCGCTATAATTCTATCAATTTCATTATGCGATAGACTCTTCCAATCAATATCACTTCTTCCAATATTCACTGCTGCTTTGTTTTAAAATTTACACCATACTTCCAATTTTGTCTTGTTCAGACTATTTTAATTATTCCGATAACTGCAAGCTGTTTTTACTTGCTTGAATAATTCGCCCGGAGCTTTCGAGAACCAACCTACTAACACCGCTTGTTGCCTTTCGCAAATTGGGCAACCTTTCCGCATTCTTGATTTTCTGACATCGTAACCAATTGATTACTACGTTGCAACGATATAAATCCTGCAAGGTCATGGCTCGGAGAACTCGCAGATTACTCTACGATAAATAAGTATGGCGAGAGCCGATATTCGCATTCGGGCTCGACCAATCGTTATTCGAGTTCGCATAAGCGAGGCCGCAATTCGCACCGTTATTCGCATTACCGCCCCAAAGAACCAGCTCTTGTTCCCCTCTGCCAACCGTCCACGCCTTTCGGCTTTCGTCCCGTTATC